GTAGCAGAATTGGATCCTTCTGTTGGCGTGGTTTGGTCTACGCCTGAGTAACTTTCTACATCACCTGATTGTGCATAGGTTTGCGATGCGAAAGTGACTAGTAGTGTTTGACTACCTGTAGGTGGGGCAATTAACCTAAATGTTTGGTTTCTTGCATCAGCCACACCACCAATCGCGCCACCAGTATTAGCGCCTACGGCTGTCATAGCAACACCGCCAAGTGTTACTGAACTAATGGCAGGTGCTGTAGCGTAATGCCCCCATGATATCTTAGCTTCTGCGTAGTCGGCGCTTGCGTTGACCGTGACCGAACCAGATAACGTAGTATCGTCATCTGTTAAGGCAATTATTGCGCTAGTGCTTAGAAAAGCTATTGTCATTTTTCTGTTATCCCGGTGCCAGCTTTAATCCTGGGCACGACACCTTCATTCATTTCAATCGGTGCGGCCAATTGTCCTGACCACATGATCATACCAGGGCCAGTGGATCCACCGCCAACACCTAGCCAGGTTATTTTTTTGTTTGGGCTGCCTTTCGGGATCCTGGGAAAAGTCACATCATTCGCGAGTTTCGCCTGATTTCCGACAATCTTCCAACCGGATCCATCGCGCACAATGGCCATGCGTGCATAGCCTTTATATTTTGCCTCGTAAGTGGTTTGATTGATTGCGATTGGGTTTGCATGGTGCAGTGATAAGTAAATTGCACCTGTTTCATTTGAAGGCGGTAAGCCTGGTGTGCCGCCAATGTTTTTAATATGGCGATTGTTTAATACATGCTCTAATAACTCATGAGCAAATCCTATTGATTTTGACAAAATTACTCCTCGATCGGATCATTGTCTGCATTTGGATCGACACCATTTGCCCGGTTCGTCATCATAACAATGAAATCTAATATTTCACGGCGCCCCAGGTTATAGTCTGTTTGTCTACGGCCTTCCTCGCCACCTTTAACGTACAAATTGCCACCAAAACGCTTGATCAAGTCTTCCAGGATCAGTGCACCTTCTGCATGGCCCTCGAATACACGCTGATACATTGCATGAATATCATCTTGTTTGGCCATTAAGCCGGTGCCCCCATGCCGCCGATCATTGATTCACTAGCTTGCTGCGATATTGCTTGCTGTTGCGCTGCTTCCTCTTGTTTGGCTTGTGCCTTTGCTCGATCATCACGTAGTTTGGCCACATCATCAGCGCTGCGCATTGTTCTAACTGGCACGCCTAACGCTTCGGCCATCGCTTCCGCTTGTTCATCAAAATCAACATTATCCAGCACTTCGGGTTTAATCGCCGCCACACGTTCAAGGTTCGCATTAAAACGCTCGATCGCGGTGACTTCCTCTAGTTTTTGAGATTTGGCTAGCGGTGATAAATACTTCACTTTGAAATCACGTTCAATCAATGATTCAGGCGGTTGACCAAGCGCACCCGCACGATAAGCCAGGCCGAAACAACGATCGATTAGTGGTTGCAAGTATTCTGATTGCATACGGCCATAGATCGGGCCAAGCAATTGACGTATGAGCCCAACATTGACGTGCACTTCTGTCGCAGATATCACCGGGCCATCTTGCGGCTGCAAATGATCTGACATTAAAACTTTGCGGATCGACGCTTTTAATTCTGCAATACGATCACTTGCCAACTGCCAATTACCCTCGATTTTTAATTGCTTCATTGAATCAACAGAATTGGCAATAATCACACGACGTGGCCCCACTTTAATGCTTCGTGGGTTCAATACGCCGTCGTCTTCTGCGATCCACATACCAGCGATCGACATTTCACCAGCTGCTTTATCAATCCGTTTTAGATCATTCAATTCGCGAATGTCAGCCAGCGCGTCATAAACAGGGCCAACCGCATAAGCGGAACCTGGGATCAGCATCCAACGTGGCACTATTACTGGCATTTCATGATAGCCCGATTCACGGTTCAACTGCTTTGATTCAACCTCGACGTGCATCGATGCCACTGGCATATTTTTGGCCAGCTTGCTATCAGTGTTTAATTGGTTGCGTGGGAATATTGCGTGTACAAACTCGAATTCTTTGTCTTGGTTTTTGGTTAATGGATCCATCGCCTTTTTGATTGCTTCTGATACATCATCACCAAATTCATTAGTCGCTTGCAAAGCCGTCATTGAGTATTTGCGATAAACCATATCAACCGGGCCGCCTGACTTGCTCGATTCACAACACACCTGGGCAATTGGCCATAGTTCAAAATTATAGCCGCCTTCGTCCTGGTCTTCGGTAACGTACATACAGAACCAACCAGCGCACACCATATCGACATTACCTTCAAAGCCAACACTGTCAAAATTGGCCTGGTGTATATTTTCCCAAATAGCGTCCGAAGCCTCGCTTAACCATACTTTTTCTTCGTCGGTTTCGTCACCTGCATCCAGGCCGAACCAAATTGAATTTGAAGGGGTAACACCTGATTGCATTGACGATGCCAGGATCCGAACGCTATCCGTGGCCGTACTGTCCATTTGTTTAGATTTGCGGCTATCACCATCTTTTGCACTTAACACTTGGCCATTAAAGCCACTGCCGCGCAATGGGTAAGTTAGATCAAAGCATTCGCGCCAGGTGTTTTCGTGCGGCTGCCGATTTGCTTCTAGCTTTTTGAATTTATTTACAACCGTTGACGCGTCCATGATTACCCAAACGTTCCATTGTCTTCATCAGAAAAACCAGCGCCGGTGGCCAATGAACTTGTGCGATTATAACGCTTACGATCTGCCTTTTCAGCATTCGCTTTTTGCGTTGCTTCAAGTTCTGCTTTGGCTTGTATTTGCTCGGCTGTTGGCCCTGCTGGTTGTGACTTCGGTTTTTTAGATTTACACATGAATTACTCCTGAATTATTCACCAAAACTTGCTTTTGCTTGCACTAAATTTGAGAACGAAGACAACAACGACCGGCCCCCGCGTCGTTTGAAATCTGCTTCTTTTCCTTCGATCGGGGCTTTGCCTGGTGGCACTACTGGCCCAGGTGTAGGCTTTGGCATAATGCCAGCATTTACAAAGTTACCTACTCCTGTTTGCGGCCGTTGGGCTTGCTTGCCATTCACAAAATTACCAATGCCAACAGTGCCCGCAGCTTTGCGATCCTTTGGTAGTTGTGAATCATGTATCACGCCGTTACACATGATTTATTCCACCGGCTTTTCAGCTGGCAACACCCAGCCTTGTTTAGTCAAAACTTGAGTTTTAATTTTCTTGGGATCCACGCTTTTTGAATCAGGCAATTCGCTCTCTTTGACTTCTTGCGCTGATCCTGCTTGAACACCTGCCGCTTTTAACAGCCTGGTTAATCGCTTGACTTCTTCGGCTAGATCTTTGTTTGCGGTTTGCAAATCCAGGATCATTTCGGCTTGCTCGTCAGGGTTGCTGTCTGCTACCTCGTCAACTACACCGGCGTCTAGCACGGCATCATCGCTGGCTTGCTTTGGTTCAGGATCAGTGCCAGGGGTTTGAATCTTTTGGTTTTCTTTGGTTTCTGTGCTTGCTGGATCTTTAGCCATTATGAATCACTCCTGCTGGGTTAGGTTGTAGCGAATTGTGTGAGTATATATCTAAACGGGGAACGATATCTCGACTATTTTCTGTTTTAGTCATCCAGTAGCAAATCAATATTTCACCGTCGTCGTGCCTGGGGTGCCGGCCCTCTTTGAAGCCAAGCAATGTCGATTTGGGTATTTGGGTGTCTTTTTCGATATCGCACAATGCAATGCTGATCACTTTCAGATCAGTAAAGATTTTAAACCAATCAACGCCTGCAAAATCACTTCGGTTCACCCAGCATATCCCCTTGATTTCTAGTTTCAATTCGGATTTTAACGCGTGGGTTGAGTTTGTCAATGTGATGGTAAACGTGTTTTTCTCTAACCTGGCGATCATTCACGTACACACCACGACGCAAAACAATGCGCCTGTCGCCGCTTTTCCCGGTCCTGGCTTGCAGCACATCAAGCACGACTGATTCGTCAAGATCCGGCCGCTGCGTGGCGTAATAGATCCATAAATGCACTACCAGTTCGCCTTCTAGCATTTGCTTTGCTTCGTGCGGGATCTGCTTGGTTGCATCGCGTTCATAGTTCCTGGCTTTATCGGATTTTATCGATGCCGGCCTATTGCCAAACTTCACAAGTTTTCGACTGTTTGCCTTGCTGGCCGGTTCGCCGTAGATAATAAATTCAATCATTTTTAATCCTTTTTGAGTTTGTAAACGCGCGAGGTTTACCCAGTGCTTTGCTGACATTAGCGATCAACTCTGACCTTTTCAGGCCTTTCGTCGGTAGATCTAAACGCTTTGCAGCTTCGAGTATTGATTGATCGGATCTTTGCCACCAGGTGCGTTCGATTGCAGCTAGCAGATAGTTCAGTGGTTTACCAATGGGCACGTCTACAACCGCATCCAAAAATGTTTGGGTGGTTGCACCTTCGTCGATTAATCGCAATAGCCTGGTGTTTGTAGGATCTAGGTTTTTAATTTCAAAGATCCGAAGTTGTCCACAGATGGTTTTTGAGTTATCCACAGTTGCTTTGTTATATTCTCTAATGTTAGTTATAGGGGTTTTGTTTTTAGATGTAGATGTAGATGTAGATGTAGGGCCGTCACCTTCGTGATCACCTTTGTGGGGCTTTGGTGATACCTTTGGTGATGACTTCGGTGTGTCATTTTTACCTGGTTGATTGTCTTCATTGAATCGTGAGTTTTGGCCACGTCTTTGCCTTCTATACTCGTCAACAACGAACCTGCTGCAATACCATAATGGTGCATTTTCATTGGTTAATAATATGACTGTTTCGCCGTGTCTGCCAGCATGAAATGGTGTGAAGGTGAAGTCTTCAGCGTTACTGTCTGCGCCTTTAAGTACGCCCTTGTCAGCCAATTCACGTGCATGGGATAGTTTAACATTTGCAGCCCTGGCTAAGTCTTTTAATGGCCAACGGCAAACGCCATAGTCATCCATATCATGTAAGAAGCAAAGAATGTCGATCCAGGCACCTTTTGCAGCTGGTGAACAGCGGGAAAGTTTGGCATTATTGCGCCAATCTGCAGGATAAAATTGGAACGCGGGCCGTTTCATTTTTTTTCACTTTCTTGATTCAAAAAATTTTCAGTTTTCGTTAAAAACTTTTCATTTTTTTGTAAATTTTCTTTCAATTTTGGTTTTTTAGCACGTCTTCGCTTGTCGGCAAGTTTGGTTTTAAATGCAGCAATCCAGCCATCATCCCAAAGATGCCCTTTAACCGATTTAAAGTTATATGGGTTCGCTGTACGTGGTTGTTTTTTGTTGTGGGCCTGGTGCCCTTTTGCGTAGTAGGCCGGGCATTTTATGAAATTAGTCATCATTTACCTTTCAAAGTAAAAATAGGGTGCGGCAAGCTAAACGTTAGATGTGAAAGCTGCAAAATGCAGATGCCACATTTTCATTTAAGGCCATCATGGCTTAGCTTGGTTTTCCGCATTGATCAATAGATCATTGAAGCCACCTTCAATCATTCGGTCTTCAATGAGATAGTTATAGAGCGTTTCAATATGGCCCACAGATGGATTTTTCCACACTGCGCGGCCAATCTTAATCAGTGAATTAAACGGGATCTCGGTTGCTTCTGCAATTTCCGGCCATAGTTTTTTATTCGCTTTTAAAACGTCTTGCACGCCTTGTTTGATTTCTATCGTCATTTATGTCACCCTTTTGTAAATTTCTTTTATTATAACCCTGAAAGGTTTAATCATGTCAACCGTTTTTTTGTATGACGTCAAACTCGCGCTGTTTAGTTTTGCCTTTGTGTTGATCATGGTGCTGATCGCTTACTACTTCGATCGTGCTGCCAGGGCGATAAAGATCCTGTTTTTATTGTGTTGGTTGTGTGTTTCACCAGGTCTATTTTTCTATGTTGCTATTTTCTTGAAAACTGAATTATTGGACATAATAGCCTCGTGCCTATTGGGTTTGGTGCTTTTTATCCCCTGGCTTTTTATCGGATATCCTGAATTGAAAAAAGAAATTAACCCGAAGGGGTTGCAATGATACCCGAAAAGGTTTAAAGTTCGTATGTAGTAAATATTTAATAACTTTTGAAAGGGTTACAAAATGGATGTTAAAAAGAGAGTAAACATTGACTTCACTATAGAAAATGAAGCCTTTGAAGATCCCGCAGAGTTCGCCAGAATTCTGAAAATAGTTGCCGAAAGGTTTGAAAACAACGGCGCTGAAAATCAAGTGATCAAAGACATCAACGGCAACACTGTTGGCTTCGCCAACTTCTTTGGGGACAAATGATCATGAAATATATAACAGTAGTAGAAACAGCCAAGATGGTTAGAAAAGCTTTAAAAGAAGCCTTCCCGGGTGTTAAATTTAAAATTCAAAGTAGCAGTTATTCAATGGGTGCCAGCATAAGAATTTATTATGTTGATGGGCCTAACACTAAACAAGTGGATGCAATAGTCGATATATTCAATGGCAGTTACTTTGATGGAATGATCGATTATAAGGGCAGCTGCTACGCCATGCTAAACGGTGAGAGGGTGAGTTTTGGCGCTGACTTCATTTTCACTAATAGATCATACAGTGATGAAGCGATCCAAAAAGGCATTGATCAATTTTACAGGATTTATGCTGGAAATTTCAAAGGCAGCGATCAGCCAAAGGCAACAATCGCCGATTATAGAAACGGTAACACTTACAAATTTGAAGTGCCTGGCATTGTCGGAAGTTATGGCGACTTTTTCCAAAGAGAATTAAGCGAAATGATCAGCAAAAAAAGCTTTGTATTAAAAGTGATGCCTTGCCCAACAGCTGCAAAAATCATCGACTTAGGGACTGACAACTACGGCCAAAGCGGCAGACAATTACAGGCGGTAGCATAATGGATTTTTACATAGTAAATGGGATTGATAGGCCTCTCGCTAGATCAGTGGCGCAAGATATGGAAAACGGCCAGCTGGAATATGTTGATTATGATCTGTTGAAATGGCCAGCGATGGCCAAAACAGATGCCGCAGTCAACATGCTAGATTTTGGCTTCAAAATTACGATTGAAAAAAGCCGGGCCACTAACCGCATGGAAGTCATTTTCTTTGAGAAAGTCGGGCCAAGCGTTGCAAAATACCCCGATGGCAAGACAAGAGAATGGCAAGGGGAATTAAATTTCAGAATATTGATGAAACCATTGGAGTATAAAAAATGATTGAACAAATAATGAATGATCAGAAAGTTATGATCAACCCGGCCGATTATATCTATTACGACAATAAGCGCTTCGCTAGCCGTGAAAGTTTTGAAATGTATTTAAACGGCACTGGCCGCAAACTAAGTGGATTCACTGATAAAAGTAATTTTGTGGTGCAGAATTTAAAACCAGGGGCCAGGGATCCTGAACAGATAAAACGCAATTACCGCAATACAACCGATTACGATCGCATGATCGAAGCTGGCCACAAAAATAGTGATTTTGGATAAGGTGCGAATGATGGATAAATTAATAAATAAATTTTTTGAATCTGTTGGCCCTTTTTGGGCTGCAGTGATCGTAATGTGCGTTCTCTTTTCTGCGCAATCCTTGATGTTTTGGTTAGCAGGTGAACCGGCATGAAGTGTATAGAAATTTGTGTCAGTCAATTAATGGTTTGTGAAATGCCGAAGACTAGGCGCCGCATTCAAGTGGATGAATCCACAAACGTGGCCGACGCGATCAAGCTGCTACAAACTAGCTTAAAAGAAATGTCAGGCGATATCATCTTAAAAAAAACTGGCTGCGCAGTGACGCAGCACGCAAGAACGCATTTAATAAGTGGCTTGATTCAGATCACCAAGAAAGAAGGCCGCAATAATTTTTATTTGTTAAACAGAAATAAATTTACAGTGGAGTTCATAAAAAATGATTAAGCCAGGTTCAACAGTTGAAGTTTATAAGTGGTGCACAGTCAATGGAAGATTATCAAAGATTTATAATTGCTGCGCGACATTTGTGGCATTTGGTATCGATTTTGAAGAATGTGAAAACGGTGTCGGCCAATTTTCAGCGGCCATCCTCGAAGAAAAAAACGGGCAACTGGTGAGCGTGCCGGTTGATTTAATTAAACTTGTGAAAGATATATGAAATGACATTATCAGCAGAATTAATCAAAGTGACCGACGCGCAATATCATGCGCATGAGTTCAGCAAAATACCGCATTATTCAAATTCGATCGGGAAAAAGATCCTAACAAAAACACCCATGCACGCCATGCTGGATCACCCAATCTTAAACCCAAATTATGAGGGCGAAGACGATGCCAGCAAGTTTGCCGTGGGTAAGGTGTCACATGCTGCCTTGCTGCATGGCCTTGATATCTGCGAAGTGCTAACAGGGTTCAAAGATTACCGCACCAATGATGCAAGGGCGCTGCGTGACAATGCTTACCTGGGCGGCAAGATCCCCATGCTTGAAAAGCAATTCGATGAAGTGGCTTTGATGGTTGAAGCAGCCAAAAAACAAATGGCCAACAATAATGATATCGGCAATCTAAACTTACAAGATGGCGACGCAGAACAAACGATCATTATGTCCAAAGGTGAAACGAAAATTAAAACGCGCCTTGACTGGTTGAGCAAAGATCGCAGTTTAATCGTTGACTACAAAACTACTGATATTGCGTCGCCTGATAAATGGTTCAGATCTATTTCAGAAATGGGCGCCGATATGCAAAGCGCACTATACAAGAAAGTCGTTAATGTATTGTCGGGTAAAAATCCACGTTTCATTTTTGCAGTGCAGGAAGTAAAGCCACCTTATCCGATGTACTTCATTGAATTGAATGGCCCCTGGGCAGAATATGGCGAAAGTAGAACCAACCGGGCCATTGCTACCTGGGAAGATTGCATCGAAAATAATAAATGGCCTGGTTACGATCAGCGCATTATGTCGCCGGATCTGCCCCCTTACATTGAATCGCAATGGCTTGAAAAAGAGGAAATGATCGATTTTGATGAAACAAAAGTGGGCGCGGGGCCTGTAAGCAAAGAACAATTTTTATTTGGAAAGGTAAAATCATGACATTTACATTCAGGCCAGCTACCAGGGAAAACGTCGGTCTTTTAATCGGCCTGGCAGGTGGCACAGGATCCGGAAAAACTTATTCAGCATTGCGCCTGGCTAGCGGGATCGCTGCCGGCAAAGCTTTTGCGGTGATCGATACCGAAGCAGGAAGGGCCAAGCACTATGCTGATCAATTCAAGTTCGATCATGGTGATCTAAAGCCACCATTCACGCCTGACGCATACATTGAAGCAATTATCGCAGCTGACAATGCCGGCTATTCAGTGATTGTGGTTGATAGTATGACACACGTATGGGCCGGGGATGGCGGTGTGTTAGATTGGCAAGAACAAGAATTGCAGCGCATGTCAGGCGGTGACTGGAAAAAAGCAGAACGTGTAAAAATGGCCAGCTGGATTAAGCCAAAGACGGCGCACAAAAAAATGGTGGCCAAATTATTGCAGGTGCGTGCGCATGTGATCCTGTGCTTTAGGGCAGAAGAAAAAATCGAAATGAAAAAAGAAGGCGGCAAAACAGTGATTGTGCCAAAAGAAGGGCCAACCGGGTTGCATGGATGGATGCCTGTATGTGAAAAATCACTTCCATTTGAATTAACAGCGTCATTTTTATTAACTGCAGCCAATCCTGGCAAGCCGTTGCCGATCAAACTGCAGGAACAACACCGCGCAATGTTCCCGCTTGATCAATTTATCGATGAAGATGCTGGCCGCCGCGTGGTTGCCTGGGCAAATGACGGCAATAAAAAAGAGGAAGTTAAACAAGAAGATCACACCAATGAAATAAAAGTGGCTTTGAAAGAAGCCAATATCACAGAAGCCGACTTTTTAACTGCAGCAAAACAAAGCGATTTAAGCCACGTTTCAAACTTAGCAAAGACAATGGCATGGATTGATAACAATCGCACAGCAGCGGTGCAAGGTGATGTAACTGGCCAGGCAAACAGCGATAATTCACAAGAAGATCAGCCAGCCACTTACGCAGTAGTAGCCGATCAGATTGAAAAATCGCCTGATGCTGATACATTAGCGATGGCCCAGGCTAATATTAAATTCGTTACAGAATCGATGCAGCGTGTTGAATTGATATCGCTTGCAAAGAAAAAAGCAGCAACCTTTTCAACTACACAGGAGTAAATGATGTTTGAACTTAATAAAATACAGGCAAAACTTAATATCGTGAACCCTCGCGCAGAAAAGCACGGCGCTGAAAATGTAATGGCGGCAGATCTCGGGTTCACGATCAAGGTTAGCAATGACTTTTTAAGTGAGTTTCACCCAAAACTTAAAAGCGCATTTTATGAAAAATCAGATAGCCCGCAGGAAGAGCTTGAAGACGATGGCAATCACTTACCACAATGCAAGTTTAATAAAATGGGTTCGCTGCGTTGGGATCTTGAACTAAACGACTATGATTTCATTTTCCATTATGGGATCGGTGGCAAGTCTAACGTGCAGCTGCAAGAATGCACCGTCGATAAGTTTAGTTTTGTAATGGAAGACGGCGGCACAGTGGTGATCAGCTTTAAAGTTTCAGGCCATCCAACACCTCAACAACTCGGCCAGTTATGCGAGCAAATCCAAAATAATGTAGACATTAGCCTGGAATACAGCGAACCACCGCAGCAAGAAGATTTTGTGCAAGAATAGTTTATTTATGGGCGGTAAGGTGGTGGCGACGGCCGCCACTAACTAGCGCTAGTATTCTAATAGTTGCCGCCCACCAGTTTTTTAGTAGTAAAACAGTAGTAAATTTTTAACTTAAAGGAGTATCAAATCATGAAAGTTACACAAACGAAAATGCATTATTTGGCCTTTGCTGTTTGCATGGCATTGGTTTTATCACTACCAACGAAGTCGCACGCTTTTGGTGATACAACCAATGAAGGTGGTGATGCAAACGCAAATGCGGCCGCACTGGCTGCATCTAAAGCCGTGGCAGCTGCGCACGCAAACGCTATTGCAGCGCAGCAACAACTGCAAAAGCAATTGCAGCTGCAAGGCCAGATCCAGGGGCAGGTAAATGGCAACGCCGACAATGATCAAAACACCGACATTAAAATTGATGGTGATAACGTCATTTATAAAGCGCCTGACATTCCAGTAAGCACTGCGTATGCGCCAAGCATTGCCCCGACTGCGCCATGCATGGGCAGCACATCAGGTGGCGCACAAGGCATGAGTTTTGGCATTTCAATCGGTTCCTCATGGACAAGTGAGGAATGTTTGATCCTAGAAACTGCACGCGCTTTCAGCAACGCAAAACACGTCAATGCACAAAAAGATGCGTTGTCAATTATGTGTAAAGCGAAGCACGCAAAGGGAAGCCCATCATGCAAGGCGATCGATGCTGCTAACACTGCAAGCGTTGAAGCGACTGCACCAGTAGCCAAAACTGCAAAGCCTTCACCGACGGCAGTGGAAGTGCAAGAAAAGGTGGCAGTTAAATCATTGCCCCAGCCTGTGGTAAGCGAAAACGGCTATTACAGCGTAGTTACTAATCCATTAGCGCAATAGTTCCGAGAATTAAGCCGAGTGCTTAATCCGCGATGCACTGTGCCCCCCTGTACTATAAACACAGTGCAAAACGGATTGAGTACAACAGGTATAAAATTATTTGACCTGTTGCCCTAGATTTTTTAATGAAAGAATGATCATGGCAAAAAAGAAAAAAGGCAGCAAGCGTAGAGCATGGCGAGATAGTGCGAAGCGTAAAAGGGGACCACACTTTTAGAGGGTTATATAGATGAATAAAGACATAGAAGCGTTACAAGCTAAACTAGATAAGGCGGTAGAGTTGTTATCTGTTGCAAATCTGCCGATCGATCGTGATCACTTCCTGGCAAGCTGTTAATTGATGGACTATTGCGTCACACCTTCCAAAGTCGTTGTAAATCGCCTCAAAAAGTTCGCCCGAAAATTCGGTGATCGTTTCACCATCACATTCGCGGGTGCTGGCGATAACTCGGCTTTCTTCGATTTTGTCGGCTTTGAATTCAGTGAATTTAAACTGCACGCTGGCAATGTTAGCAGCAAGCTTATTAGTAGCGTCAATTTCAGATTTAATCGCATTTTTCACCCCGTTCAAGTCGTCAGATACATTGTTAAGCAGCACGTGCATGAGTGATTCTTTGGCCCGTTGATCTGCATTATAACTAGCAATTTCTTTTTCCGTTTTAATCTCTTTTTCAAGCCATCGATTTGCCTCGATATCAGCCCCGATTTGATACGCCTTATAGCCCGTGACCGCAAGCAACACGGCCACGACTAAAGCAATGATCAAATATTTATTCATTTAGGATCTATTGAATAAACTGTCTGACGTATACCCGGCAGTCAATGCGGCAATGATCAAAGTAGTCCAGCCGATCGGCGTTGGCGTGACGGCGAAATAGGTTGTGCCCAAAACCGCAACAGCAATCACCATGTTAATGGTGGCCATTAATCTAGTTTTGAATAAATAAGTGATCACGCGATTCATTAAATTATCGCCAGGCTTCGGCACAATAATACCCTTGTAAACGTCAACAATAATATGGACAACCACACCAATCACCGCGAATAAAACAAATGCAAGATATTGCGCGATATCGATCCCGCCAAGCGCAGCGATGACCGTTGCCAAGTCGCTAATTTCAACAGCATGGGCCATTGCTGGCATTAAACATAAAGCACTAACTAAGACTAATATAAACATAATATACCCCTTATAAAATTAAATTACTTAACGCCATTGTGTTCAAGTGAGTAATGATTCCCATCATTGAACCTGCCGCCCCACGTGCCGCCCTGGCTTTCCCACCATTCGCCAAGCGGCCTGTGATCGTCACTTGTTTGCAAAAACTTACCATTTTTAAACAAGTTTAAATCGATTGCTAATCGTAATTTATGGCAGCTGCGTGCGGATCCGTAACCCATTCGCACACCAACCCTACCATGCAAGCGCGGATCCCGGTATGCGTCACCGAGCGTGACCTCGAATCCCAGCACTTCTGCTTGCTGCAGCAATGTCGCCACCATCATTGCGAAGCGTGATTGCTTTTGTCTTAGTGATTCAGCCATAATCATTCTTTCTCTTTATCAACAACGCATTTTATGCCATGTGATTTTAAAATCAAACATTGATTGATTAAAATTAGATCTTGTTTTTCATTTACCATTTTAAAATGTTTTGTGATCTTTTTAGAAAATTCACCTTGCTGCGTTCCAGTGAATCGATCTTGTAGATTGGCCACAAAAAAAAAATAGCAACAGCCAAAAGAATTATGATTAATATTGGCATTAATTTTTTCATCATCCAATTATCCCCTTTACTATTGCCCCCATGAATGCCGTCAATATAATTCCAACTAACCCGTAAACGATAAGCCTGACTGCTAAAAATTGATCGTGCGTTACGCACTTTTTTATGTCTTCTTTAACCGCCTTTACTTGTTCGCTTAGTGTCGCCATTTGCACCTGCAGTGTGCTAAGACGATCGAATAATTGGTTGAATTTGTCATCGATATGATTTTGTTCGTCTGTCATTGTTATTACCTTCATTTTTTATAGTCGGATAAGCTGAAATCATGAATACGATTTGCATACATTACATTGGTTAAACCTGTGATGCTTGAAAGTGGTGCACTGCGGTGCGATTTGTGGCCGAAATTAATGGATAGATAGCCATCCTGTTTCGGGTTCTGCCATTCATAACTGAAATAATTAACATATACTCGGATCCTACACCAGCCTATTTTCGTGTCTTCTACACCCCATTCATATGTTTTGATCGGCTTGTCTTCTTTTGGCACGCCAAGCACTTCATAGGCGTAGGTATAAGCCATATTGCGCCAGGCCCAACGCAGCCGGCAATAATATCTGCGCCACTTTCCCGCAATTGATCCTGCCTGGTATTGTTCGATTGTCCAGGTATAACCATATTCACCAGGCTTAATGAATAGGCCCCAAAAATATTCATCCATTGCGTTGTCGTGGGTGTTGTAGTTCCTGAAAAAATCGATCAGATATTCACGATCCATCGTGCGAACTTCTTTGTTGTATCGCTTCACAGTGTCGGTGCGCGGCCTCTTAGTGACAAACAGGCACGCAATAATCACGATGAAATAGCCAGCGACTTCAAAAGCCAGCGACTTCAACAGATCCCGTTCCCATTGTTTGCGCAATTGTGCTGGCACAATATCGATATACATTGGGTAATCTTTAGGATTAAAGCCGATCAAAACAGTGAGCCGCCATTAACAGGAACCAGCGCGCCGACGTCCTGATCTAAGTTATAAGCAATACCTGACACCATGCCATAATAATCACGCCCTGCAGCATACAGGGTGCCGGTATCGCTTAAAGCATAATAAGCTTGCCTGGTATCATGGCCACTGGTAAACCAATCGACTATTTTTTCTGCCGCCGTTTTTAATGTAAATGGCATAATTTCTGTAAACACATTCGGATTAGCCCCACCTGGCGCAAGAACGTTTGCATTGTAGCCAGCAAGATAAATTTTTCCATCCGTATCAATAATCACAGTCGAGTTATAAGAAATATCACCTTTGGCTATTACTTTTAAAATCTTGCCTTCAAATGGTGGCGTTTCTACCCCACCTGACCAGCGATTCACTAATGCTGGCGTGCTTGTGTTGGTGGTTGTGCCATCCCCATTAGTGCCATATGTGTTATATCCCCATGTATAAAGCTGCCCGGAATCATTAACAGCTAAAGCGTGCGTATAAATACCCCCTGCCATTGCAATAAATGCAATGTTAGAAAGTGCGGTAATTTTAACGAATCCGGTTCGGCCTGTCGTGTCACCTAACCCAAGCTGTCCGAACGCATTAGTTCCAGCGGCATAAACATCACCATTTGCAAGCCTAACCATCACTGAACCACCCCAAGCTGTTAGCGCACTAATATAACTTGCCGAAGTAGCCACCTGCACGATTGGACTTGGTAATGAAGTAACCGCAGTAAATACGTTTCGATCAGCCGTATCACCTAACGCAAGATTGCCGTGTGCATTATATCCAGCCGAGTATAAATCACCATTTACATCAAGTAAGTAAGCGCCGTCAGTGCTTGTTCCTGGGGCGCTGATCACTTCAACAATTTCAGGGAATGTTCCTGTTATTTCCGCAAAATCCGAATGTACAGCCGTGTCGCCGCGCCCTAACATACCAATCCCATTATACCCACATGAATAAACCGTTCCTGCGTCGTCTATCGCATAAGCACAAACGG